TCCTGAAGAAACTAAAAAACTTGGCGGAACAGGGTGTTGGAGGAGAAAAAGAAACAGCTCAGAAGAAACTGAAACAGCTGATGCAAAAGTACAATGTGGAAGAAGAGGAACTGTCAGACGACACAGAAGAAAAGTATGAATTCACGTTCCATGGGGAATTTGAGAGAAGACTGCTACTTCAGGTAGGGTACAAGATTCTCGGAAAGAAAATAAAAAAGAAAATGTACGAATACAAAAAAGGCACTGGAAAGAGAACGACCAGAATAATCGAATGCACAAAAGCGGAAGCGTTACAAATTCGTATAGAGCACGAATTTTACTGCGACTTATGGAAGGAGGAACAAGACTTTTTCTTCGAATGCTTTATCCGAAAACACCGGATATTTACAGAAGACAATGAAGAAAAAACAGGAAAAAACAGAAAAATGACGAGGGAAGAACTAATCCGAATGGGTGCTGTAATGGGGGTCATGCAGGACAAAAGCTGGACACAAAGAATTGAGGGATAACAAATATGAAAAGACATATCCGGAAAAATAAGGTGATCAGAACAATCAAGATTATTGAGATTGAAGCAACGCTACTGATTACAGAAGTAATATGGCTCTTGCTCCTGTTTTACTGCAGAGCAGCGGGACCATTAGATATCGTATGGAAGTAAAGAAAGCAACAACAGATACAAGCAAGTGAGCATATATAGATAAAAAGGAGGTACATAGCATGATTGTAGAGACGATCGTAACAAACGGATGTACGTGTCATATATCAGATGAAGCGTATAAAGATAAAAGCCAGGATGAGATCCAGCGTATCATTCGTGATTTTTCAGATCTCATTGCCAGGTGCATGAAAGAAAAGATGGCGAAAGCATCATAAAAGAAAAAGCCTTCAGGAAACTGGGTGAAGCTCCTGAAGGCACACAATGCATTGATTTTCCCAAACCTCACAACCACGGGGTAAAAGTCAAATACATCTATAAAAATTATAGAACGAACTTTCGGGAAAGTCAATGCATCATATTGCCGTCTTTTCGCCAAATATCCGGAACAAATCAGGGGGGGGGCAATACCCCCGTTAAGCACTTGATAAAGATATTAAGATAAGGACCGACAGCATGATAAAAAGAGTGACATATAAGCTGAGAAAAGGAGATGTCCTGATCGTACAGGAGTACCATGACGGGAAGTATGGGGCGAAGGGATTACCAAGAAAGAAAAAGAAGAAAGCTACAAAAGAAGACATTGCAAGAGTAAATAAATGGAATAAGACGAAACGGTGTCAGATACGTCTCTTGGAATACTTCGAACCGAACGATCTATTGGTCACCTGGACATACAAAGTAGCGAACAGACCGGCAACAATGAAGGAGGCAAAAAAACATTTTGCGGAAGCGATGCGGAAAGTAAGGAGAGAGATCCGAAAAAGAGGTTATGAAAACTTCTATATGCGGAACATCGAAAGAGGAACAAAGGGAGCATGGCATATTCATTTTGTGATTAAAGAGGTTGGAGATACCGCCAGCATTGTGCAGAACGCATGGGATAAAGGCGGCACGTGGCTGACAAAGATAAAAGACAGCGATTACTACGGCGAGGACATGCTGAAGCTTGCAGAATACCTCACGAAAGACGAGCATACCACGGAAACGAAGAAAGATGGCACGAAGTCCAAACCAAGGATTAAAGAGTCAGACTTCCACGGATCCCAGAATATGCCGCTTCCAAAACCACATCCGGACAAGATCTACAGGTGGAAAAAAGAAATAAAGCCGAAGAAAGGCTACTACATAGCAAGGATGTGGGAAGGTATTAACCCGAAGACAGGGTACAAATACAGGAGATACACGATGATTAAATTAAACAGGAGGATTTGATAAATGGGCATAACCGTAAGACAGGTGATGAAATACTTAAGCGAATATCCGGATGAAGCAAAACTCGGTGTGATGGTGGCGGACACGAAGAACCGAAAGAAGTACCAGATAAAAGACGGAAACTGGCTTGATATGTTTTCCTATCCGGTATTGGTACTGGATGTAGGAGAAGCACACGACATGGACGAAGTAGAGAAACAGGTAGCGTGTGAATGTGAAGAACCGGAGATATTGGAACTGACTAAGGATCTGGTTCACTACAAATGCAAGAATTGCGGAGAAGATATCTGCGCAATAAAAAGAGGGAATTATAAAGAGCGTCTATGCAATTACTGCCCGAAATGCGGACAGAGATTCAACTGGGAAGAGGTGGAACTGGATGAAGCTTAAAAACATGAGAAGAAGCGAGGATACAGAACAGATTCACGTATGCAACTGGGCGGCGTGGAATGAGAACCGTTATCCGGAACTGAAATGGTTGCATCACATCCCGAACGGCGGCAGCAGGAACAAAGCAGAAGCAGTAAAGCTTAAGAGCATGGGAGTAAAGTCCGGGGTATCCGATCTGCATCTTCCGTATGCCAAAGGGGTATACATCGGCCTATACATCGAAATGAAATATGGGACCGGCAGACACCAGGACAGCCAGATAGAGTTTCTACACGACATGGCAAAGAACGGACACTACGTAGCTTCTTGCTATACGGCCGGAGACGCAATCACAGTCTTAGAAGAATATCTACAGTTAGACAACATGATGGAAATGTTGGAACCAAACGACAGTATCTGGAACGAAGGCAAAATAAAAGAATTGAAACGCAGAGCACCGAAAGAGGTGGAAGGATGGACGACAGAGAACGACAGAGCATAAGAGAGTTCTATGAAGTATACAACATGATCAAACAGGGAAGAGAGCTCCGGGTGAAGACAAGATTCACACTGAACCACGGAGGAAGTATCCAGATCTTTGAAGGGATAGGCATCCATAAGAAACGGATCCTGAAAGTAGAAAGTGATGAAAGCTGGATAGAGTGCTATAGAAGGGCAACAGAAAGCCTGGTGGAATGGGAGAGAACGGAAGAACAGGAGGCAAAAGTATCATGAAAATAATCGCAGTAATGAACCAGAAAGGCGGGATCGGCAAGACTATGACGGCCGCATCCATTGCCTATATTCTGGGACAGGAACAAGAAAAGAAAGTACTGGTGATCGATGCTGATCAGCAGGGGAATATATCTATGCTCTACGGGGCATATGATCCGGAAGGAAGAGGACTTCCGGATCTGCTGGAGAACCATGAACGGGAAGGTGGTACGTACACTACATCCGAACTGATCAAGACAACACCGTACGACCGGATAGATATTATCCCGTGTAACGGCTATCTGATGAATACCAACATGTACCTGATGAAGACAGAAGAAGGCAATCAGATCTTAAGACTAGCAGAAGATTTGGAAGACGTAGCGGCCGCATATGACTATTGCATTATTGATTGTGGTCTGATCATGGACATGACAGTGATGAATGCACTGGTGGCAGCAGATCTTGTGGTCGTACCGGTGAAACTCGGAGGATTCGAGATTGAAGCTGCCGATAACATGGATGAACAGCTGGAAAGCATCAGGAAGTTTAACGATCGAATTCGGATGAAAGTCCTGATCACAATGAGACAGAAGAATAAAACAACACTGCAGGTAGAAGAGTGGTTAAAAGAAAATTCCGGACACGATTGTTTCCGGACAGTGATCCGAAGATCTGTAGTAGCGGAAAAATCCACGATCGCACATGTACCGCTCCCAAAGTTCTCTAAGGGATGCATAGCGTCCCAGGACTACAGAGCGGTCACGTATGAACTTTTGAGAGATCTGGAGGGTGGACAGGATGAATAAGAGACAGGTGAAGAAATTATACAAAAAGATTCATGGGTGCAACCCACCAGAAGGAAGAATCCCGGCAGTACTTTTAAAAAATCCTGGTAAAGCGAAAAAAAGTGGAGGGATAAGACGGATGCCGAAGGTTGCACTGGAAGCTCCGGCATGCTTTTTCCCACCGACAGGAAGAAGAAAAACATATGAAAATCTCACACCTTATGACTACGAAATAATGGGGAAGTGGAGAGAAAACATGAAACGGCTAAATAGCAAGCTAGAAGGGATGATAGAAGCAATAAAGGAGAAAGGCGATCCGGTAGTGATCACCACCAGAAGTCTATCGGAAAACCGGAAGAAGAACAAGGGAGCATCCTGGAAAAGAGTAAGGAGGAATAGATAGATGGCTACTGGATGGAACGTAATGGACGCATTGAACAATAAGACGAAGGCAGCAGCAGAAGACAATAAAACAAAAGCAAGATTCCGGACAAAGGATATTGCAATTAAGCAGATGTACAGCAATGACAAGAATTTCTATTCTATCCCGGACATCGAGCAGTTGGCACAGGATATCCTTGCCGTAGGCTTATTGGAGAACTTGACGGTAGTCCACGATCCTTGCGATCGTGGCGAATACCGCATCATAGCCGGAGAACGAAGATGGAGAGCATTGACACTCTTGGTAGAAAAAGGCTATGAAGAATTCTCCATAGCATCCTGCCAGATCAAGACACCTGCAGAAGAGCATGAAGAGATGATCCAGTTAATCATAGCAAATACGTACCGGAATAAAACGGTAGCGGACATCCTGGAAGAACAGAAGACGCTGGAAGAGACACTGAAGTACATGAAAGAGAATGGACTGACACTGCACGGTTACAAACTGGACAGCGGACGCCTGCGGGATGTCATAGCCAATATGATGCAGGTATCATCTACCAAGATCGGACAGATCGAGTCAATTAACAAGAAGCTGATCCCGGAGTTCACAGAAGAATTAAAAGAGGGACGATTAACATTCTCGGCCGCATACGAGATCAGTAAGATGTCTGAGGACATACAGGAGGATATGCTGGAGCACCACCGGGAAAAAGGATTGACATACAAAGATGTGAAAGAATATGCCGAAGAGCAGAAAAAAGTAGAAGAACAAATTGATGGTCAGCTGAGCATCGAAGATATAAATGACGGTGCGTGTCAGAATCTGACACCGGAAGATTATTCTGATCAGAATGAAGTAGTGATGGTACGCGTTCCAACAGAAGAGGAAAGAGAGTATCTGGAATTAGTAGCGAGAGAAATGGTGAGCACATACAAATACTGGTTCCGTGAAAATGCGGAACAGATAACAGGGCAGAATATAAGAATGTGCAATGAACTGATAAAACAAAATCTGCATCCGGGAGTATCGGGAAGAACTTGGGTGTTTGAAGGAACTGACGGGAAAGATGTCGGGGAAATAAGGATGTATTGCGGATATATCCAATTGTGGATAGATAACGAAAACAGAGGAAATTTCCATTGGCTCGACTTAACAGGAGCCATCAAAAAAGTGTTGGAGGAAAACGTAAAAGAAGAAACGGAAAAAAAGGAGAAAAATGAAGAACAGGAAGAAAAAAGCGAAGAAACCGAAGAGATTGAAACACCTGACACCTATGCAGTATCTGGCCTGGAAGAAGAACCTGCAGAGAAAGAAAATGAATATAGATACCAGGACAAAGAAGAAACGCAGGAACGACTTCCGGAAGAGACACAACTACATGAAAAGAAATCTGGGAAAACAGATCTTGATATTGCCAGGGAAGAAAATCAAAAATACAGGAACTATCTGGAAATGGCGAAAGGACACATGGATACCAATGACATCCGGGTGCGGACGTACAAGGTAATGATTGCGGCGCTGGCCGGATATATCAATGATCTGGCCACGGTAATGAATCCACCAAAAGAACCGGAACAGCCAGAACTTCCAAGATTAAAGAACAATGATCAGCGAAAAGAATGGCTGAGAAACTATAAAGACTGGGGATTATGGTACACAGATAAAAACATAAATGTAAATTATTATAAATACGATTTCGCTGACGGCAGCAGGCTTGTGGTTACTGAATATCCGGACCGAATAATGGAATGGAACGGCGAAGAGAAAAGAGACAGCTGCTATTTCCATCTGTTAGAAAAAAATAAAAAAGCGTATGGAAATAAAAAAACATATGATAAGCAGTACGTGCATGCTCCGGACAGTGAAACGTATTTGGTAGAATTTTTGAAATGGTTACAAAAGAATGTGTGATATCTATGAGAATCAAAAATGTAGACCCAAAAGGTTGGTATGACATTCCAGGTTATGATGGAATATACCAGATTAATTACTGGGCAGACATACGAAAGAAATTAGGGAATGGGAAGTATAAGCACCTAAAACCGTATGTAAAGAAGAATAATCAGGGGAAAAGACTAATTAAGCTGAAAAGGAAAGAAGTAGTAGTCATGAGCCTGATGCGGATCACGTTCATCGGAGATCTTCCGAAAGGATATGTAACATATCACAAGAATGGAATTAAAACTGACGACATACTTGGGAATATCGGAGTAATCACCAAAAAAGAACTATCCAAAAAAACTGGACAGATGAACGGAAGAGCAACCAAGGTAGCAAAGATCAACCAAGACGGCGAAATCGTAGCATTCTATAAATCGGCAAGAGAAGCTGCACGGCAGAATTACATGAGCTATCAAACAATACTGGATCGTATAAACGGAAAGGTAAAAGGCATCTATGCACCGGATGGATACGCATACTGTAAAGACTCGGACAAAGAGATAACAGAGATGATCAGAAAGATAGAACGGAAGAACACAGAGGAATGCGGTGCGAATTTTATAAAAGCACCGGAAGTAGTGTTTGAGTTTTGAAAAAACGAAGATGGAGGTAACGGGAATGAAACTGAAAGAATTACTGAAAAAATAGATAATAGAGAAATGTTGAACATCTACAACAAAGAGAAAGACTGCATCGGCAGAATGGAACCGGAAAATGCAAGAAAGTATTTAAGCATATTATTACTGGAAAGCGAGGTAGACGTGATACGAACGTGTGGCGAAGAAATTGAAATATATATGAAAGAGGATGAACCACAAAGAAAGGAATAATAGAGATGAACATAACAGCAAAACAAGGAATTGATAACTGCTATCTGGCACACCAATATGAGCATCCAGGATACGAAGAAGATAGATGCGCTGGCTTGCGAACGTGCAATGGTGGAGGAGAGCCGATAGACAAATGTAAGGAATGCGCTCTGTACTATGGGAACAGAGAACTACGAGAGGTGATGAGATGAGACTGATAGATGCCGATGCAGAAATAAAGAAAATTGAAGAAGAGATACAACACACAGAAAAAATAATTGAACAATGGAGATCAAGAAAAATACCAAGCAAAAATCTATATGACATAGATAAAAATATCCGTAAGCTTGAGAGAAACATAACAGATTGCAAAATAGAAATTCGGATACTGAAAAATTATACTACAGCATACGATCCGGACAAAGTGATAGAAGAATTGAAAGATAGCACCGTAGAATTTGAACTGTTTGGAACGTGTTCGGATTACGTAGAAATAAATCATGCGATTGAAATTATAAAACGGGGCGGAGGTACTGACAAGGATGAAAAATGATATAAAGAAGAACGGATCCGGCTATTATGATCCGACGGCATTCAAAGCAATAATAAACACAGGGGGGGGTAAATAACATGGAAGTATACAAAGGAGATATATTCTATATTGAAAAAGGTAAGACAGGAGAGAAATCACCAGCGGTCGTAGTATCAGCAACAGAAGTGATAGAAGAAACCGGCTGTGCACAAGTAGCATGGCTGACGAATAAAGAAGAGAATTCTTCTTCGACACATGTAAAAGTTATGTGCATGACACCATCAGTAGCAATATGTGAGAAACTGTCATTCGCCTATCTTGACCGATTCGGAGAGTATATCAGAACATGTACAGAAAAGGAAATACAGGATATAGATAATGCGATGCTGGCAACGCTTGGAATTGAACGACAAAATGACAATGCGGATTGCGAAGAAATAAGAACGCTCAAGAAAGAACTGGAAGAAAAACAAAGAGAAATAGAAGAGATGAAAACCTCTGCAAGAGAGAAAGAGACAGAAGAAAAAGAACCAGACGACCGGATGGAAGAAGCGGCCAACAGACTGCAGCATGAAGCAAGTGTCAAGTGCAGTAGAGAGCTTGAAAAAGCCAAGAAATACAAAGAAGGATACACACAAGGTGTAGAAGATCTTCTGAGATGCATAAGAAGAGGCGAGTAGCATGGAAATAAAAGAAAAATTAAAACACTGGCTCATAATGGTACGTACTAACCAATGCTGGGGATGCTACTTATTCTGCCAATGGTGGGATATGTGTAGATGGGAAGACAGAGAAGAGGAGGAATAACAAAATGAAAAGACGAAAGATAACAGGATTAATAGCATGCATAGTATTAATAGCGTGTCTGACAGGATGTGCAGAACTTGGTTCAGCACTAAATGACATGCAGGGGGATTTGACAGGAAATACATACACAATCAACACCTATGATAATTACGGAAATAAGATAATGACGACACAGGGAGAAAAGATCAATATCGAAGGGAATAAAGTAAAAACAACATCGTATGATAGCGACGGATCTGTAATAACCGGATATGAGTTATCATCTGTGATCACGATCAACATTGACGGAAAAGAGATACAAAGCTGTGGAGACACCTGCATATTTGAGCAAAATGGATTAAAAGCAGAGGTGAATTTTGCGCAAGAAGATATCCAAAGCCAGTCAACCGGAGCAATAACAGACAATACAATCATAGCTGGAATCGTTAATAAATATAAAAACTCTTTTGGAAAATCAAGGGTAGTAGTAATCAAGTCGCAATTAGGACAACCGATTACAGCATATTCAGGAGATAAGGTATATTGGAAAATTCCACAAGATCTTCCAAAGATGACCAAATTAATGATAGACGGCAAGGCATTATATATTCACAGAGCCAACTTCCAGATAATAGACAAGGAATTATTGAAGTAAGAAAGAGGCGGGAAATGACAAGAAAAGATATTCTTAAAAAACACGGATTCAGCTGGACGAGCAATGTCAACCTGAAGGAAGAACTTTCAGAACAGGCGGTACCAGAATTCCTGACAAAGAGAATGAACCTTCCGGTCAGAAGAGAAGAAGAGAAGAAGAAACGGGATGGAAGAAACAGATGTACAACAAATTCATGAAAGGAGCAGGCAGATGACGCGAAAAGTGTCCTGCTTGCACTTGGTATATGGAAATATCAGGGAAAGCGATTTGCAAATATGAAAAAACGTGAGGATGATCAGCATGAATTTGTAAGAGCCTGTGATGAGCTTAAAACAGAGCTGAAAAAGACGAGGATGTATAAGATGATAACCAGATTGTTGGATTGGTTGGCAGAGAAAATATAAGAATAAATAAGCTTGTACCACTGGCATTGTATCACAGCAACCAGTCAACATAGAATTCCCTCCGGCGAAAGCCGGACGGCAGCAGTCGGAGGAGAAAGGAGAACTCCGTGAGAAAAAAAAGTTAGGAGCAAGGAAGCGGGACCAAATGAAGATAGGCACCAATGCAGGACGTGCATCTACAGAGCATGCAGAACCGGCTTGGGTGGTTGTAACTATATTGGAGCAGAAGGACATAGCAGAGGGTGCACGGTAGAAAACTGCACAGTATACGTAAAAGGACGCAAAAGAAAGAGAGCATTGTGGTAGGTGAATGAAATGAGACAACATATATGTGACGGATGCGGGATGCCGATAGGCACAACGTATTACACAATAAGAATATACGCAGGATGTGACGGACCAGGCGGAACGGTAAATGCGTACGCACATAACATGAGACAGGCGATGCAAGATATGTATGGACCGAAAGAATATTGTGAAGCGTGCAAAGATAAAATTGAAAAATGTATAAAACAATGCGTGAATCACGGAAAGGAGAACTATGAACCATGAAGGTTATAAAGATCCGACAGCAGACAAAGCACTGCACAGATACAACCAGATGCCCTACCACATGCGCAGAGCACTGACTGATCTACAGGATATAGCAAGTCTGTTCGGATTTGATATCTTGATAATAAAAGACAGACGGACAGGGAGGAAATTTAAAGTTGAAAATGAGACCAATCAACAAAGATAAGTACGGTATTGATACGAATAGGTTTTTGGAGATCAAATACCATTGCTTGCAGTATCCGGAATGGAGAAGAGAACTCGCAGAACTTACAAATACCATAAAAGCCATGCAATATGGACAGGAAGGAAAAGGAAGTCCAAGCCAGGCGTCACAGACGGAACACCTGGCTATTAAACGTATGGAGCTGGAGGAAAAATGTAAACGGATTGAACAGACAGCAATCGAAGCAGACGCAGTAATCTATCCGTGGATTCTGGAAGGGGTTACAACAGACTATGCAACATATAGATACTTAAGAGATTCCAAAAAGATTCCATGCGGGAAAAAGATGTATTATGAGCGAAGAAGGAAGTTCTATTACCTGATGTCAAAGAAAATTTAAAAAGAGGGGGACTCAGGATACAAGAAAGTGTGTTATTATGGTAACATCAAGAAAAAAGAACAAAGGACATACTCACCCGAAGGGTGGCAGCAGTCGAGAGATTGTGGCCATCCTTTTTATGCATAGAGAAGTAAAACAGAGGTGCTGATATTTACCCGAAGGGTGGCAGCAGTTAATAAAAATATAAAAAGAAGCATAAAACTGTTGACATATGGTGCACCATATGATATTATATATACATAAGGAGGTGAGATGCGGATGGGAAAGAAAAAACGAAAGAAAAAGAGAACTGCAATAAAGCTACTGATAGAATTTCTGATTGCGCTCGGAACATTCTTGACAGGGTTAGCAAGCTTGATTACAGCTCTCAAATAGGGGAAAGGGCGAAAGCCCTTACCTCTTGTAAAGATTATAACCCATCTGACAGGATATGAAAAGAATAAGATTCAGTGAATTGTTTTTGTTTGCGGCGATTGTAATATTCTTTGGATCCGGAAAGAACATCTATAGTAGTGTATTGCTTATGCTTGCATCAGCATACATGATGATAGATATAGCCTCGGAACTTAAGAAGAGGAGGGAAGATAATGCCGGTCGGGAATCCTAAAGCGCAGACGATTGCCACCAAAAGATACGAGAAGAAGGCAGGCTGGATATCAAAGTCCTACAAACTCAAGAAAGAAGTTGTGGACGAATATGCAGAAGCCTGCAAGAAAGCGGGAGTGAGTGCCGCAGGACAGCTCACGAAGATGATGAAAGAGTTCATCGAGGAAGTAAATAACGGATAAAGAAAGAGCACTTGGAGAAATCCAGGTGCTCTTTTGCGTGGAGGAATTATGATAGTTACGTGCAAGAATAAAGGTTGCATACATTACTGGAAGCTTAGCAAGAAAGAACATTGTCCTGCAGAAGAAAGTTGCCCTGGATATATGAGCAATAGAAGAGAAGGGCAGAAGCAGATTCCCAAGTGTAAAGACTGTGAGTTCTGCAAAAGGATCTACACAGATCGGGGAAAAGAATATCACTGGGAGTGCTGTTACAAAGGCAGACACAAGACGTTATTGATGGTAGATCAGAGACGTTGTGACTGCCGGTTATAGTAGAGCTGGAGAGTGCGGAAAGGAAGCACGCCGGTCTTAATAGCCGGAGGACACAGGTTCGAATCCTGTTCCAGCAATTATGAAATGGACAAAACAAGAGATAGAGAAACTAATAGAAGAGAATAAGCTGTACCGATTCTATAAGAGCAAAGAGTGGGTCATATTAAAGAACAAAGTACTGGATGAGTTCCATCATGAATGCCAGTGGTGCAAAGAGAAAGGAAAGGTATCAAGGGCTGAGACGGTACATCATGTACAGTATGTCAAGACACATCCGGAGCTTGCACTGTGTGAGTTCTACGAGTACAGAGGAAAACAGTACAGGAATCTGATACCACTCTGTCATGACTGTCACGACAGAGCACACGAAAGAATGAAGTACAGGAAGGTGAAGCAGGTGAATGAAGAACGATGGTAGAAGAAGAGATAAAGGTTGGAGATCGTGTTACGTTTACAGGACATGGATACAGGAGAGCGATAGCATACAGATATCCGGAGCTGTTCGGGGAGAAGGAACACAAGGTTCTAGAGGTTCGGACGTCCTGCTGTAACCGATTCATTGTGTTGGATGATGTAGACGGAATGTATTCTGAAAAATTTTTTACAAAGGTACCCCCGGTACCCCCTATACCCTAAATCTGTGGGGGACGCTTACAACGGGTAGGGGGCACGCCTGAACCGCGCTGACTCGCGCGTGATAAAAAATGGAAAAAAGTTGGTGGTGAAATATATGGCGCGAAAGTCGAAAAAAGCCCGCGAAATGGACGAAATCAAAGAAAAAATTAAATCCAGTTTAATCAAACAATTACGTGCAAAAGGTGCAGAAACGGCACATTTTTTGGACATAATTGATGATTATATGGAGTTTTATGACACAAAAAAGGCTCTACAAGAGGACATAAAGGAACGTGGAGTGTCGTACAAGACACTTTCTGCAAACGGATTCGAGATCACAAAACAGAACCAGTCTGTGAAAGATATGGTGGCTGTAGAAAAGCAGATGTTGAGCATCCTGAAGGAGCTAGGATTGACGACGGATGAACCAACAGGAAATGAAGTAGTCGATGAAGATCTGTAAACAGATTGACCAGTATATTGAATTCGTAAGAAGTGACGAAACAGTTGTTTGTGAGGAGCAGCTGCTTCTTTGCGATTTTGTGGAAAAAGTATTCGCGGAGGAAGATGTCTATGTAGATAAAGAGCAATTAGAAAGGTATCTGGGACTGGAAAAGTATTTCCCGTATAAGCTGTTACCGTGGGAACAGTTCTGCTTCACTTTGCACAACTGTGTGTATAAAAGAGAAGACGGCCAGTTGAGATTCCCATATCTAATGATTTTAGTTGGACGCGGGGCAGGAAAGAACGGATATCTTGCGTTTGAAGATTTTGCGCTGGTCACACCAGTCAACGGAGTGAAAGAATACCACATCGACATATTCGCTACATCAGAGGACCAGGCAAAAACGACATTCGAAGATATATATAACATCTTGGAGGACAACAAAAGATTCTTCAAAAATACGTTCAAGTGGAATTTGGAATGTATCACCAACATTCGGACAAGATCGAAGATCAAATACCACACCCGTGCACCGGACACAAAAGACGGAGGTAGACCGGGGAAAGTAGATTTTGACGAATACCATGCATACAAGGACTATAAGCTGATCGAGGTAGCGACTGGAGGACTTGGGAAGAAAGACTTTCCGAGACGAACCGTCATATCCACGCAGGGGGATATCCGGGATGGCCCGCTGGATGAATTGCTGGAAACTTGCCTACAGATCTTGAAAGGAGAGATTCCGGATAACGGGAAACTGCCGTTCATCTGTTGGCTGGATGATCCGGAAGAAGTAAAGGATGAGGAAAAATGGCAGAAAGCAAATCCATCCTTGAGAAACTTCCCAACTCTCCTGACAGAAATGCGGATGGAATATGAAGAGTACAAGCTGGATCCGGTAAATCACACGTCATTCATGACTAAACGAATGAACCGGCCGCCAGGGGAAACGCAGTATTGTGTGACAGATTGGAAAAACCTAGAAAAAGCAACCAGAAGTCTCCCGGATCTTCGTAATCATTCTTGCGTAGCCGGAATTGATTATTCCAAAACGAATGATTTTGTAGCCGCCGGGCTGCTGTTTAAAGTCGGAGATAAACGATATTGGATGCATCATACGTGGGTATGTAAGAAATCGAGAGATCTTCCGAGGATCAAATACCCACTGAAAGAAGCTGAAGAAGAAGGAGTATTGACGATGGTGGACGACGTGGAGATAGATCCGGAGTATGTGACAGACTGGCTTCTGGAAAAATCGAAGTTATACAAAATCGAATCTGTGGTGATGGATAACTTCCGGCAGACATGGCTCAGAGAAGCACTTGGCAAAATAGGTTTTTCGGATGAAAAGAAGAATCTGAAGCTGATCAGACCGAGTGATGAAATGAAAGTTGCACCAGTAATCGGCTATATGTTCGCACGTGGATTGATCGCCTGGGGAACCAGCAAGATCATGCGCTGGTACACATGGAACTCAAAAGCGGTGACGGACAAAAAAGGCAATGTCACATATGAAAAAATAGAGCCACGTTCACGAAAAACGGACGGTTTTAAAGCGTTCGTGGCAGCAGTCACAGATGAAGAAAGAATTAAACAAAGAAGAATTATAAAAAACAGGATAGGAACGGTATGTTAGGAGGCGGAACATGGGAGTAAAAAACTTCCTGGAAAAAGTATTTAAGGTTACCGGTACGAATACAGAAACGGTCGTGGTAAATATACCCGCATCGATCTACTATAAGGAACTGGCGATCTACACAGCGAGCTCTTATCTGGCAAATGCAATCAGCATGGCAGAGATGAGAGTGTTCAACAAGGGAAAACCTGTAAAAGATCAGGATTATTATTTGTTGAACGTAGCACCGAATAAAAATGAAAACAGCAATTATTTCTGGCACAGAGTAATTCGAAAAATGATACGATCGAAAAAAGGCGCACTGGTGGTCGAACTAAACGGGGAACTACATTGTGCGGAAGACTTCTCGATCGTGCAGGAAAGGCCGGTTCTGGGAAATATCTACGGTGGTGTCATATTGCCTGGTGGATTACAACTCAACCGAACGTTCCGAGCAGAGGAAGTGTATCTGTTCCGAATGGAGGACGAATGTGCACAAACACTGATTGATGGAGTGTACAGGGAATACGGGAAGCTCCTGGAGACAGCGGCAAGAACTTTTAAGGATACGAATGGAAGAAAATTCAAGTATAAGGTAGATACAATTAAAGCCGGAGATGAAGAATTCCAAAAACAATTCAAAGAAGTTATTGCAAAAAACATCAAAGATTATATGGAGAATGAATACGCCACATATGTGGAGTATGCTGGTGAGGAACTGGCAGAAGAATCGGTAAAATCCCCGAAAACATCCGATGATTTTGTGAATATCCGCAAAGACATTTTTGAAATGGTCGGACAGGCTTTTAAAATTCCAATGTCAATGATGATGGGGAATATCACGAACCTGAAAGAGGTGTGTGACGTGTTCCTGACGTTTGGGGTGAATCCGCTGGCAAATACCATTTCGGAAGTACTAAATAAGCGTGCGACCGTCTATGAGTACATGAACGGCAATTATTACCAATGCTACACGGGCGGAATCAAACACAGAGATCTGTTTGAGACTGCAGCCAATGTAGAGAAGCTGATCGGCTCAGCGATCATAAATACAGACGAAGCAAGGGAGGAATTAAGCTTGGTACCATTAAACACACCGTGGAGTAAAACGTATTACGTTACGAATAACTTCAGGGAAGCAGACAGCACAAGGACAGCAGTGAAAGGAGGTGAGGAGGATGAATAAGATCGGTGGAATTTGCTTTGCACACCAGCAGGCAGGCACAGTGCATAAAATCTACCTGTATGACGAAGTAAAAGCAAAAGGTGATTTTAACTGGGAAACATGGGAGTATGATGAATCTGAAACATCGGCAAGCCATTTCCGTGATTTATTGGAGGGCGTGTCAGATTCTGACACCATCGAATTGTATATCAATTCGGACGGTGGATCTGTAAAAGAAGGAACTGCCATTTTTACAAACCTGAAACGTTGCAAAGCACACAAGACGGGTTATGTGGACGGAGTGGCGAACAGTATTGCCGCCACAATTCTCCAGGCATGCGATCACCGCGTGATGGGGGAGGGAACTGCCATGCTTCTCCACAACATGTGGACGGTAGCCGCAGGGAATGCGGATGAACTCAGGAGTCAGGCAGATAATCTGGATGCCTGGATGAAAGCTTCCAGAACTCTTTTCTTGAATCGGTGCGGAGGAAAGGTTACAGAAGAAGAATTAAAAGAAATTATGGACAAAGAGACTCTGCTTGAACCGGACAGAGCCTTGGAACTCGGCGTGATCGATGAGATTGCCGGACGAACTACAGTAGAACTTGATGGGGCAATGCAGTCCTCGAAAGAGATTGGGAAAATGAGAGAGAAGATTAAACAGTCGAATTTCTCAAACCAGTTAAAAGAATTCGAAGAACTGACAAAGCCGGAAAAAGAAGAAAAAGATGTCTCTATGCAGACATTTTTTAATATGTTTTCAATGTAAAAAAGAAGGGAGAAAAAAGAATGTTAGGAAACATTGCAGACACAAGACAGAGAGAAGCAGTGGCGGCTCTGCAGAGCGCACTGCAGAGTGGAAACGAAGAGGAAGGAAAAAAAGCCTGGGGACAGGTGATTGACGCCATCACAGAAAAGGTAAAGACAGACTTTGAGATGTACAGCACTGATACGAATGTGCTTGCTCAGAGAGGCTACAGACAGCTCACAAGCGAAGAGACGGAGTTCTATCAGAATCTGGCAAAGGCTGGAAAGGCGAGCGATCCGAAGCAGGCGTTCGCGGATCTGATTAATACAGATGGTGGAATGCCGGAAACTATCATCGAAGATGTGTACAGAGATCTGTTAGAGGAGCACCCACTGTTAGACAAAATTACATTCCAGAATGTGAAATACCTTACAAAGTGGCTCTTAAATGATCACACCAGACAGAAGGCAGCCTGGGGACAGATCAATGGCGAGATCACACAGGAAATTGAATCTGCATTCAAGGGCGTAGAGGTTACATTACTGAAACTGACAGCCTATGCAGTGATCCCACAGGATATGCTGGATCTTGGACCATCGTTCCTCGACAACTATATCCGCACCATCCTGAAAGAGGCGTTATACGTAGCACTTGAAAAAGCTATCGTATCAGGAAGTGGAAAAGATGAACCGGTCGGACTGAACAGAGATATCCACGAGGGAGTAGACTTTTCAACATCAACCGGATATCCGGAAAAAACAGCAATACAGGTAACGAATTTTCTCCCGGCAAATTACGGACCACTTGTGGCAAAATTGGCGGTCACAGAAAAGGGACGCATGAGAAGCTTTGATGAAGTGCTGATGATCTGCAATCAGGTAGATTATCTGAATAAGATTATGCCAGCAACTACGACGCTGACAACAGGTGGAACATATGCAAGAGATTTATTCCCATTCCCAACAGAAGTTGTGAGATCGAATGAGGTAAAAACCGGACAGGCTATCCTGTGCTTGCCAGAAGAGTATTTCTTCGGACTTGGAGAGAGCAAAGATGGAAAAATCGAATATTCCGATGAGTTCAAGTTCATTCAGGATGCGAGAACATACAAGATCAAGCTCCATGGAAACGGTCGTCCATACGATAACACAGTAGCGATCGTACTTGACATTAGTAAGCTGGATCCTGCATATGTAGTTGTTAAAACGGCAGAGAATACAGTTGTAGCGTAAGTTATGAACGAGGAAGAAAAAAGAAAACTCATAGCAGCAGTAGAACGGGACTGTAAGATCACATGGTCGAATTCGGAGACGGAAAAAGAAATAGAGGAAAAAGTCGAAGATTCGATCGAGGTGGTCGCACATAAACTCGGGATGCATGAGGATGAAAAAGAAGACTTTACGAAACCTGGATATGCCAGGACATTACTCTTGAAACGATGCTGGTACGCATGGAACAAGATGGAAAATGAATGGGAACAAAATTATAGATGGGAAATCATAACAGCCCGGCATATTTATGAGGTGAAACATGGCAAAGAAGACACAGAATAGCTATGGAGATGGAATTGCAGAGGTTTACCGTAAAAAAGATATAGAAAAAAATGTAAGAAGCCTGGATGATTTAGAGTATCTGGGCTTCCTGTATTTTACGGAAAAGTCCAGACGGCAGCAGGATATTGAGTTTGCGGAACAGTGCGGAGCACACTTGACAACCAAGATTGCTACGCAGGATCTGGTAGATCCGGATAATGATTACAATATTGTAATTGACAACACGATCTATGCGATTATTTACGTTGATCACAATAAAAAAGACCGTGAACTCTATTTCTATCTGGAAGAGGTTAGAAAAATTGAAAGACAAGATTAAAGAAGCGTTAAAAGAGATTGTGCCGGATGTATATTACGGCTCCGGAAAATTTCAGGGACGTAAAAGCTGGGACTGCATTGTATTCGGGAAAAGAAGAACCCGAAAGACAGATAGCGGCAGCGGAAATACCAGACGGTGGTTCGTAGCAATCGTGAAAGAGGAGTATATTCCAGAAGAACTGGAAAAACAGGTAATTAAAAAGATGAAAGACGTTGGATTCAAGGAAGCAGAAAATACGGATATATTATATGATTACGTAGAAAAAGCCGGAGAATGTACGGTGGAGATCTGCACAATGGAATTCTACAAAATAGAAAAAAGGTGTAGCCGATGAGTTATTTTTACCTGGACACAAAGGAATTTGACAAGGTTGCGACAGCGATCGAAAACTTTTCCGACAGATCTGTTGCAGAACAGATCATAAATGATTATCTGGTAGATGATGGCGGAAAAAAGATAAAAGAGTATATCCGGGCAATCTTACCGGTATCTGGCAGAACGTGGAATGGAAAGAAAGCAGCTGCTTCACAGACCGATCCATTTCGGATACAGGGGGAAAATCTTGCGGTAAAGGTATACACAAAGGGCAGTTATCATTACCTGTATTTTCCGGATGATGGATCGAATACGAGACATCATCGGGGAGATCAACAGTTCATGTTTCATGGTGCTGAAAAAGCGGAAGATGAAATTGTGAATGGTGTAATTGACAAATTAGTAGAAAGATTGGAGGAAACATAATATGGCTGGAATTAGGGAAACTGACTTCACAGAAGTTGAAATAACGAAGCTTGGAATCAGAATCGGAGTTGCAACGAAAGCGGATGTCCTGGATTGCGTGGGAAAACTTGAAGAAGAAATGAACTGCAAAACCATGACAAAAAAATGTGGCACTAAAATATTAAAAACCAGAACGAAAGGAACGGGCGACGGAAAACTGAAGATATCCGCATACGTTCCACAGGATATGCTGGCAGATCTGCACGGAATGACTCGCTCAGAGTTAAAAGATGGAGTAATCGCTTACGGATCAAATTCACTGCATGCAGTAGCTTGCGTTACTGCAGAGATTTTAGATGAGGACAGCAATAAAAAATACAAGGCTTATCCAAACTGTACAATTCAGACGGCACTGTCAAGAAGCATCGACAATGATTCAGAAGATATCAGCATGTTAGAACTGGAGATTGCGGTCATGCCAGATGAACACGGAGAAGGATTATACGAAGCAATTGAGAGCGATTTGAAAGACGATACCGTAAAACAGAAATGGATGGAAGAGTTCTCGAGAGAACTCGTTACTGCAGTAGCAGCATAAGGAGGAAAACTATGAAAGTCAAAGTAAAACAGAGGTTCCGGGACAAATATACAGGAGATATCCTGTTTGCAGGAGAAATCCTGGTTGTATCAGAAGAACGATACAACGAAATCAAAGCAAAGAACAAAAATCTGGTGGAAATCATGGAAGAAAAAGAAGAACTGGAAGAGACCTCGGAGACGGTTGAATCAGAAGAGGAAACTGCAGGGAAAGAAAACTTGGAGAGTGCAGAAACGCCGGATGATCAGGAAGAAACTTTGGACGAACTGAGCAGAGTTGCATTGGAAAAGATGAAGGTAGACGAGCTGAGAAAGAAAGCAGAAGAAATGGGAGTTGATTCCATGGGCAAAAAAGAAGAATTGATCAAACGTATTCTTGGCGAGGAGGAAAATGTAGATGAAGAATCCTAAGATTAATTATGAGGAATATGAACTTACAAATGGGGAGTGTGTGGCAATGTCCACCGCTCCTATTCTTATGTTGGCATTAAGAAAAAGCGATAAAAAATCGTATGAGACATTAAGTAAGGTTTTAGTAAAAGGTGTAAATGATAAAGACGCACTTGAAGTGGCAGAATTCTTGTATGCGGCATATAAGAATGCGAATCAGGATGAAGAGGGAACCATGACATTTACGGACTTTTTCGAAAATATGGACCAGGACTGGAGAAAGAACATGGAAGTGATTAATGAGATGTATTCACCATCAAAAAAGCGGGATTCCGGGACGGATTCCGAAGAGTAACACGCAAAAAAGCCAAAGGATACTTAAGACTTCCAAGGTTCGAGATTGAAACCGTGGAAGATATGTACGTCTATTACGTGATTATGAATGGAATCAGCGAGGATGTATTCTGGTATTCGGAATATAATTCCCTGCTTACAATCCTGGAAGACAAATATGCATATGAAGCATGGAAAGCATATGCAGAAGAACAGATGTTGGAGAGAGGGTGATTGATTAAGCAACAGAGAAGCAAGCGTGAAGTTCCGAGCGGATACGAAAGAACTGACGAGCGGGCTGAAACAGGCAGAATCGTCATTAAAAGCGTTACGTGCGGAGTTAAAACTGAATGAAACGCAAATGAAGGGAACTGGGGAATCAACGGACACCCTGGAAAAGAGAGAAAAGCTCCTGCAGAAAGAGCTGGAGGCAAGCGGCCAGAAAGTGGAGCTACTGACCGGGAAAATGGAGTCGGCAAAAGCCATATTCGGGGAAAACTCGATTGAGGCGAATAACTGGAGTGCAAAACTTGCGGACGCAAAAAGAGCACAGGAGGCTATCTCACAAGAACTCTCACAGACATCTGCAAAACTGGAAGAACAAAGAAACGCAGAGACGCAGTTGTCTGCGGAGCAGCTAAAGGCGGCAGAAGAAGCAAGAAAACAGGCTGAAGCAGAAGAACAGCTAAAGGCTGCCGTGGGACAGACAGATAATAAGATTCAGGAGCTGGATCAAGAACTACAGCTGAACGAAACGAAGTTGGAGGGCGCGAAGAATAAGACAGATCTTTTGAAGGAACGCCAAAAACTTCTTGGTCAGGAGTCAAAAGCAGCTGCAGACAAGACGAAGATCTTACAGGATGCGCTGGACGAATGTGCCAGAGAGGTTGGAGAGGACTCTGAGAAGTATGCAGAGTTGAAAGCGGAACTGATGGATTCTAAAATCAAGCAGGAAGAGATTCGGAACGAGATTAAGAAGACATCGGAAGAATTGAAGAATCAGAAGACGGCTATCCAGACTTTTAGCGAAGGGCTTGGAAAGTTTGGCGAAGGGACGGAAAAAGTCGGACAGAATCTGAAAGTGGTCAGTACAGCGGCCGCTGGAGCGTTGGGAGCATCCGGAGCAGCTGCCATACAGTTTGAATCTGCTTTTGCTGGTGTCAAAAAAACATCAGATGAAGTATTTGATGCAAACGGCAAGTGCGTATACAGTTACCAACAGTTGGAAGATGGAATCCGGAGCATGGCAAAAGAGATACCTGCTTCTACGACAGAGATCTCGCAGGTTGCAGAAGCAGCCGGACAATTAGGAATTAAGACTCAGGATGTTCTGGGATTCACCAGAGTTATGATCGACATGGGCAATTCCACCAACCTGTCGGCAGAGGATGCAGCAACGTCCATCGCAAAGTTTGCAAATATTACAGGTTTGGCCGCAGATACATCCATGACTGCAGATGAAAAATATAAAAAGATGGGCAGCACCATCGTAGATCTGGGTAACAACTACGCCACTACTGAAGCAGACATCATGAACATGGCGACCAACCTTGCATCTGCGGGTACACAGGTAGGAATGTCAGAATCTGACATCCTTGCGCTTGCTACGGCATTAAGTTCGGTCGGAATGGAAGCGCAGGCGGGTGGTACAGCATTCAGCAAAGCATTAATTGAAATGCAGCTTGCTGTAGAAACTAACAGTGATTCGCTAAAAGACTGGGCAGACGTAGCAGGAATGAGCACCAGCGAATTTTCTAAAAAGTTCAAAGAAGACGCCACAGGCGCATTAGAAGCATTTATCGAAGGCCTTTCGAAATGTGGAGGAGAAAGCGATTCTGCAATCAAAGTCTTAAATGACATGGGGATCACGGAAACGAGGATGCGAGATGCACTGTTGAGATCTGCGAATGCAAGCGATGTATTTACATCTGCGATAAGTACTGGAAAGAATGCCTGGGAAGAAAACACGGCATTAACCAATGAAGCGAATAAACGTTATGAAACGACGGCGTCGAAGCTGGCTATTATGAAGAACAATCTGTATGATGCCGGAATCACCCTTGGGAATATCTTTCTCCCGATGATTGCGGAAGGGACACAGAAAATCACGGGATTAGCACAGAAAATTGATGATCTGGACGGCGGACAGCAGAGAATGATACTCGGCATTATGGGAATTGTTGCGGTATTGTCTCCATTACTAATCGGCATCGGGAAGGTGTCTATCGGGATATCTTCGGTTATTAGACTTGGATCAAAAATAAGCGGGCTTTTTGCCGGAACTGCAGTAGCGGCAGCAGAAGCTGGAACAGCCGCAGAAGGAGCTGGAGTTGCGATGGCAGGGGCTGGAGGAGTGGCTCTAGGACCAATTCTATTAGTAACAGCTGCAATAGCCGGAGTGGTGGCTGGAATGGTTCTCTTATGGAACAAAAGCGAATCATTCAGAGATTTCATAACAGGAATTATTGACACTGTAAAAAGTTCTATTACAGGGTTCCTAGACGGAATCAATATTGATGAAAAATTAAGCGGAATAAAAAGTGCAATATCCGGACTGAGTGATAAGCTGTCTGGGCTTGAAAATCTATTTAAGGCGATCGGCGCAATTTTGGCAGCAGTTTTGGTACCGGCGATCGGACTGCTGGCAGCAGGTTTCGGCGCTGTCTTAAGCATGATTGAACCGTTAATTGGCGCGGTCGGAGGAATTATAGATATACTGTCCGGATTGGGCGATATGATAGTTGGAGTGTTCACTGGTGATATAGATCTGGCAAAAGCAGGCCTGAAATTGTTTGGGACAGGCATTGTAGAAGTATTTAGTGGATTATGGGGAGAAATAACAGGTGCACTGGATGGATTTGCTTCAGGACTTGTAGGTTTCTTCGGAACTTTAATACATATTTGTGGCATAGATACGTTTATAAGCGGTGTCATAGAAAAAATTACAGGTATTGCAGAAAAAATTTCGAATACATTACAAATAATCACCGGCATTGTGGGCGATGGAATTGCATCGATATTGGAAAAAGTATCGGGAATATTCCAAACAATCGGTAATATTATAACGGTTGGCGTTATGTTGATTGGAGAAATAATATCGGCAGCATTCCAGATTATCACATTACCATTCCAATTCATATGGGTGAACTGCAAAGATACAGTTATACAGGCATGGAATGAAATAAGTATGAGAATCAGTGGTGTTATAGATACGATCGCCACTATAGTGTTAAACGGATTTACACTTGTGAAAACATATATCATATCTCCGATTAGTGGCGCATTTGCGATGGTTGTAAGCGTATTCGAAGGAATTAAGAGTGGAATCACCACAAGAATAGATGGTGTGAAAACATCGGCAAAGGCAGGATTCGAAACTGTAAAAAGCAATATTACGGGACCGATTAACAGTGCAAAAAGTATGGCGATAAGTATATTCGAAGGAATTAAGAGTGGAATCACCACAAGAATAAATGGTGTGAAAACATCGGCAAAGGCAGGATTCGAAACTATAAAAAGCAATATTACGGGACCGATTAACAGTGCAAAAAGCATGGTGATAAGTATATTCGAAGGAATTAAGAGTGGAATCACCACTAGAATTAACGGCGCACGAAACGCGGTAAAAAATGCGATATCAATTATTAAGAGTGCTTTTCATTTTTCTTGGAAACTTCCAGACTTAAAGCTGCCACACATAAATATCGAAGGAAAATTTTCTTTGACACCTCCATCAGTACCACATTTCAGTATCGCCTGGCGCGCAAAAGGAGCGATATTCGACCAACCTACCATATTCCCTACCCGTCTCGGATGGCAGGGAGTAGGCGAAGCAGGGCCGGAAGCAGTCACACCGATCACAGTACTCCAGACGTATGTAGCAGATGCTGTTGAGAGAGGACTGGAACGATTACAGAGAACAGAAAGAGATCCAATAGACTATGACAGACTTGCCATGGCTATGGCAAAAGTACATACTACTGTGGAATACAATGGCAGAGAATTTGGACGAATGATAAGAGAGGTTACTGAATGATATATTATGAAAATAATAATGGAACCAGGATGGATTTGGACAACTGGCCAGTGGTAATCAAGGATATTACGGAATTATATGGGAAAGAGTGGAAATATTCCGCAACGGAAAATGTAAATGCAAATAGAAAAAAGTTGGATAAATTTTATAGGACCGGAATGAGCAAAAAAATAACATTGCAAGTATACGCGGATACAAAAGAAGAATATTGCGATGTAATGGACCAGCTGAACGAAATAACAGATATAGACATCATTGAAAAAAAGCCTGGAAAACTATGGGTGGGAGATTATTATCTGGAATGTTATATAACAGAATTAAATCCGAAAGAGTACGATGAGATATTCTATACAGTAGATGTGGACGCTACAGTAGAAGCGTTCACATCTTACTGGATCGGCAAAAAAACATATACATTTCACAGCTATGGAATCACGTCTAGTGATAATAAACGGTATCCGGGAAAATATCCGTATCGATACGCAAACGGAATGGCGAGCAACTACCTTATTAATCCGAATTATACATCATCAAATTTTCAAATGATTATTTACGGACCAGTTGTTAGTCCTCAAGTTACGATAGGAAGCAACACATATCTGGTCAATATTACATTGGAAACAGGAGAATATCTTCGAATTGACAGCCGTTCCAGAACTATAGTAAAAGTACTGAAGAATGGCGAAGAGATGAACGCATACCACTGCAGGAGCAAAGGAAGAGAATTCTTCCAAAAGATTCAGCCGGGGCGACAGATGGTATCCTGGACGGGAAAATTCGAATTTGACATTACTGTAATCGAAGAAAGGAGTATACCGAAATGGACAGCCACACCTTAGAAGACACAGCCACAATATCAAAAATTCGTTTCACAACGACAAAACCGACCGGAGAAGAATGCGGAGAACTGTGCGATAGCGCGGAGGCAGATATGGACATTGGAAACACAAATGATTTCGAGGTCACGATAGCGGTGTCAGATTATGACACTGAACGCGTGGGATACGGATGCCGGATATTCGCTCCGGGAACAGAGTATGGGGGAATAATTGGAGACATCGAATCTATATCCGGTACACGAAAAGTTGCACTGCGTGGAAGAACATGGAGAGGAATGCTGGAGTACAAGGTGGTTAAGCCACCGGCCGGACAAGATCATTTGACACTGTCAGGAGAATTAAATACAGTAATCAGAACATTAATAGGAGATCGCTTTGGTGGTCTCTTTGTCGTTCCGGAAGCAGATACAGGGATAACAGTGAATAACTGGCGGGTCGACCGCTACGTGACGCTCTATGATGCCCTGCAGAAGCTGGTAGACAATTATGGATGCAGGTTACAGATCTGTTACGTACAGCCAGAGGGACTGGAATATGGTTATGTAACAGTACGGGCAGCACAGATTAAAGATTATTCAAAGGATCTGGAGTACAGCCAGGAAGATGGCATACATGTAACTGTAAGAGATAACCGTAATGGCGTAAACCATCTGGTATGTGCTGGAAAAGGCGAGAATCAGGACAGAATCGTCTTACACCTGTACGTACAGAAAGACGGAACGATCGGAAAAACGCAATATTATAAAGGTTCAGAAGAAATAGAGGCGGTATATGATTATTCCAGTGCGGACAAAGAAAAACTCGAAGAGGATGGAAGAAAAAAACTGAAAGAACTGCAGAACTACAAGAAATGCACCATGACAGTTGATGATATAGATCTGGAGCTTGGCGATATAGTATCTGGCTACGATGCTATAACGGATACGCAGGTGATCAAACCAGTCACACAAAAGGTTGTAAAGTGCCAAAACGGAAAAATAACGATTGATTACAAAGTAGAAGGGGATGATTAAAATGGCGGGATTAAAAGCACTTAATATAAACACTCCACCAGAAGCAGAGCCACATATATATGCAGAAGACGATGCTGCTATATACAAGGCGATATTCGGCGGTGATGGTGTATCTACGATCAGACAGGCATGTAAAGCTACTGTATTGAGCAATAATAAAGTAAGAATAGCTGATGGCGTGCTGTGCGTAGACGGGCATATGGCAAGGATCCCATATGGAGAATATGAAGATTGCGAGATTATGAATGGACAGTCGGGAAAGAACAGAAACGATATCATCGTAGCAAAATTCGAAACCACTGGTACTGGTGGAATTGATACCATGACCTGCGAAGTAATCCAGGGAACAGCCGGAGAAACGGCGGTAGATCCGGAGCTTACACAAGACGATATTTATGCAGGCGGTAAAGTGCGAGAGTACCCACTGTACCGAGTGAAGATTGAAGGGCTGAGTATTACGGCTGTAGAACGGATGTTTGAGATTATTCCGTCAAATAAGGATTTGTCCAATAA